TGCAACAGCATCAAATTTAAAAGATACGCAGGACGATAGCGCAGTAGGGAATGTTAATTTCAATGCCTACTTAACAAGCCTTAAAAAGTCGGTTATAATGCGTTGCTTAAATGCAGTCTTTAGTGAATGCGAGTACATAGAGCAGGTATTACTTTTTGATAGAAATGTTTCTGTAAGAAATGAGCCTATAGTGAATGGCAGCAACTTCGTAGGGTATGTGATAAATGTTGCTCAGGTATTTGATAGGGCTGTACAAGTTAATGGTGCCACATTGCTTTTTGATACAGATTGTGACATTACTCTTTACTTATTTAAAGATGGTAAGAAGTCTTCAATTTGGAGTCAAGAAGTAAGTGTTGTAGCTGATGAAGCAACTATTGTTTCTTTTCCTGATTTAGTATTAAACTATATCGGATCCGCAACAAAGGGGAGTAGATTTTACTTTGGATATTTTCAAAGTGAAGTTGAAAGCCAAAATGCTAAAGCTATAAATGAAAGTACTGTTTCTTGGGCTACTTCAAAATGTTTTGGTGCAGTTCCATTTTATTCTACTGCTAATATTGATTCTACAAATTTTAATCGTGAATCAATAAACTACAATCGTATTACTTATGGTTTAAATCTTGAAATAAGCTCTTTTAAATACTGGACACAGATCATTACTAAGCGTGCTAATTTATTTGACGAAGCGATTGGTTTAACAATGGCGTACGCTGTTCTTGAACAGATTGTTTATGCATTAAGAAGCAATAGTAATGAGAGATTATTAAAAGAAGGTTTACAAAGCGCTTCTTTGATTGCTGACTGGATCCTGTTACGTAGTTCATGGATCTCACTGATATCCATTTTTTCGAGGTCTGGCATCATTTCTTCGCCAGTGTATAACGGAATCCGTTTTGTGCCTGCTACAGGTAACCCTTTCGCATATCTGTCAAGTATTTCTTTTACTGACATAGTTCTGTTAGGAATTGTGAGAGAGGGACTGAAGTTTTTTTCGTAGTTCTTATTATACGAGGCACTGTTGTATGGTGTCCGAACCTTCAATTTAAAAGGGAGTTCGGAGCTTTGTTTGTTCGATTTGCTCATGAGTAAATAAATTGAGTTGACTAAATTTTGTTTCTGCCTTTTTCGCTATTTGCGTACATGTTTTTAAAGGCTTGTTTGTGTGATTCGACACGTTGTTTTTCCGTTGGGACTTTACCATGTCTGATTTTTTCTTTGTCAATTGCGGCTTGCCTTTGTTGCGTTGTGAAGGCAATGGCTTTGCGTTGTGTTTCATGATAGATTTTTTGTTTATAGTAACGTGGCATTGATATTTTTTTGCCGTCATCCGTTGTACAATACATGCGATCGTGAAGGCTTTTATGGTGCCACGTTATCATTGCTTTTGTTAAATAATTTGAGCCAAGTCCCTTGCTCATTAGACTGAACTCTCTTTGACGGTCGTCGTTTCGATGCATAGGAATGCGTGATGGCTTGGACATATATTTGAGAGTATATCCAACGCTTGCGCCGCTTACTGTTCCATAATGTACCTGACCGAGTTGCCATGCTGGTTGTATTAATTCAAGCTTAACATTAAAGATGATCGCATGGTAATGCGGTCTGTTTGTTTTTCCACCATATTCACCACACACATAGTACTTAATGTTCGATGTTCCTTTAGTGTGGGCTTTTCGAAGTCGTTTAAAGAATAGTTGAACGTCTCTTCTGTTAAGTCCCATAAATCCATTAGCTGTAATGTGAATATGGTTAGTGTCATATGTCAGAGTTATGAAGTGAGCGGTGTTAGATATTCTTTCCTGTTGCATCAAGCGGAATGACCATCCGCTTATCCGACGTTTCATGCATTCGGGGCATTTGCCGCATGGTACAGGTACTTTTTCATTTGATAATTTTTTTGTCACGACGAACGGGATTAGACATTGCGCCATGATGGTTTTTTAAAATGATGGAGTACCGTATTTTGGTAATGCTCTTACGGCCGTTACTTTGTTATAGACGTGAGCAATGAGCTTTTGTACTTCCGGGTCTTCTACTGCGAATATCCGGGTATCAGGTACACACTCTACAAACTCTTGGTTAAGTGCCGGTGGAGTTGAAAATATTCTGCCGAGATGCCAGAAATCGAGAGTTGTACGAAGATCACCGGCAACACGATTGTTTTCAAACCGATATTCTCCATAGCGTGGAATATACCCGAATGTGTTATTACCTCCAGCGCCTTGAAAGGCGTATACTTCTTTATTGAGTACTTCCTGTTCGCCAAGATTAGCGAACGTTGGGAATGCATAGTCAAGAAACTGACGCTTTAAGAAATGCTTTGGTATTCCCTGCTGGTAGGCTGTCTTTGGCATTACTGACATTATACCGATTATATAACCATGTTCTTCGCAATAGAATGAACCATACTGACCTGTTGTTACTGCTACACCATGACCGGCCATGTTTCCCTGTGGTAGATCTTCTGTTCCGGTTGTGTTAAGTACTTCTGAGATCATTACGGGCGATTTTATGCCTGTAATGTATTCGGGACGTTGTAACCTTTTATCTGACGACCTCACGCCGAAATGAGCAAGTATATGCTCTATATAGCGTTTACCGCCACGCATTGTTTTCTCGAGCCATTCCTGAAGCCTAAATGCTGTACGCAGATCGTTGATTGTTGTTGGTTCTGTCTGCAACGTTCCGTCGGGGTCGTATGCTTGTGGGCCATTACCGGCTACTGTTATTTTACCGCCGCCTACTGTATCTTGTTCTACGTCGCCAGTTAATACAGTTCCATTGTCCAATTGGAATGTAGGCCGCTGTCCTGCCCAATCTGGTTTTAGTTCTACATCACCCAAGGGTATATCAACGGGGTCACCTGCCTGTGCATCTGGTAATGATGCTGTAAAATAATCATGCTCCCAAGCTCGCTTACGTAGTATATTCAACGACACCGTTGGGTCTTCTTCTCCATCTGCGAGTTCGAATATAACCGGGTCAATAAGATTCTGATCACGATAATATTCGTTGTAGATCATCTGATAAGCTGCAAAAGGTATTGCAGAAACTTCTTCTGTGTTAAGACCGATAGGAGTTGGTATTCCCAAATAGTCCATGAGTGGAGAATAGTTTGCCGTGTCTACTGTGAAATAAGGAGCTACGATATCAAGGTCATCAATTTTTTGGCCTGTTATGAATTTTTCCCAATTAGGCCATACCAGGCGATTAGGTACAAAAAAGTAATGCATTGTTACATCCATTCGATGCATAACTGGAGAGACTAACGGTTGAAACCGAATAAGAGATTCGCATGAGATATTGAACTTGTCACCAGGTATGCATTCTGTGCACATAATTGGTACCAGCTCTCCCATGTTTAAGGATAGTTTGACATCATGAGATAAATCAAACATTGATTTTGTCGGTTGTGTCATTTTAACCGAGTTGAGGAAGTTTTTTTTAGCCATAGTAATTGGCCGTTTACGGCCATTTTTTGGGGTGAATAGAAAAGCCAGCCCAAAGGGCTGGCGAATTTTTTTAGAGGCGTATTCCGCCTCTTGATACCGTATAGTAACGGGTTTTTTTAGAACGTCCCCGGCTTCGCCGGGATGAGCGTCCTTTGTATCTGGCCATAGTTAAATGGATTAGGTTATTGCAATATTGCGGTACTAAGTTAATGATCTTTTTTAAATGATGGCGGAGTAAGGAAGTCCCATGATCTTCGCTGATCGTATTTATACAGAGGATTTGCCGAAGTTTTAGCGGCTGGAAGATTATCGAGTATACGTGCTATCATTCGCATTACGATGTTATCTGATGGCTGTATGCCTTTTTCCTTGAGATCGATATCGAGTTGTTTTAGCTTCGCATCCTTTTTAAGGTTCTCAATTATTTGCTCGATATGTTTTATGTCTGCATCTGTTTTCGCCCTCGCTTTACGTGAATTAAGAATATTCTCAAGGGCTTGCTGTAGTGTTGATGCTTGTAATGCTGCAGCACGATCATTGGCATCGAGTGTTGTCTTTGTGTGTGCCATTGTGTTTGTGGTAGAAGCTTCTGTTTGTGCAAGTGCCGCCTTTGCTGCTTCAATTGTTGTTTCTTTTAATTCGCCTTTCA